ATTCAGTCTGGAGATTTGGTAGCAGATATGCCACTGTATAAAGTAACATTGGATGGACTGAATGTTACGTCGGTGGATAAAATGTTTACGGTAATTCCTACGCTTCCTGAATTAAGTAGCAATTTAGTAAAAACGGCTGTGTACATGAATAATGGTGCATACAATATCGCACCAAGCAACTCGGAATTTCAAGGAACTGATTTCAGTAAAAAGATTTTTGACAATATAGGACTTGTGCATAATTATGATGCTACGAATTACAAGCATACTTTTACAGTTCCGCAAGATGGTATATATCTAATTCATGCGTATATGAACTTCCAACAAGGAGTTGCAAAACAATTGAGTCTATACGCAAAATTGGAAAGAAACAATGTGGAGCAGTCAAGACAGTCTAAGCTCATAGGACCTTATAATGGTGCCGATTTTATGTTTCTAAATGAAATCAACGCCGGAGATAAAATACGGTTTACTGTTCTGCAAAACTCCGGAAGCGTTATACAGGTTTCTGGTGGATGTAGGCTAAATATTATTCGTATGGGAAAATAAAGTTATAAAAACACTGAATATTCGTACTGTAAATTCCCTGCTTATGCACCTAAAGCAGGGATGTATAATGTGCAGGTAAACATCTTATTTTGGGAAATGGAAATAATTATGCTTTTACATATGAACCAAATCCGTTTTTAACATACAAAATATGAACGTACAATGTAACCGTTGCAGCCCCGTTACCAAAGTTATGTCCTTCAATCCCAAATTGATTACTTGTAGAATATCTTGCAGCCGTAGATACATTTAACCATAAATCGTAATCCCCCTGAAAATTCCATGTTAAAACCTCTAACGGATAATAGCCAGATATTGTCGGCAAGTCCCAGGTCCATCGAAAATCAGAATTAGCAGCAACCTTCAAATTTGTTTTTTTGATTTCAACATTTTTGATTATATTATTTATTGCTGTTATGTCGTTATTTGCTTTTGTTAATTTGCTATTTAGTTCAGAATCCCTCTAAAAAGAAGAAAGGGGCAAACAGAAAAATGAAAATCACATTCAATGATGGTCAGGAACTGCAGATCCAGCAGGTCACTGAGCAGACGGATGGCGCACTTCTGATCAAGACCATTTCAGCACACGAGGATCAGCTGAAGACTTTATTCTCTGATCCGACAACAACTAAGAGAATGTCTGTGAGCGAACGGGATGCAGATACCGTTGTGTATGAAAATTACACGAAGCTTGATGCAATCGTGAAGTACACAGCTGGTATTCTTGGCGTGCTGATGTACCAGGAAGGAGAAGATCCGGACAGCCGAATAGCAACACTGGAGGCAAGACTTAAAGAGGCGGAAGAAAAAAATGCGGACTTACAGACAAGAGTCGAAAAAGCAGAAGAGAAAAATGAAATGCTCGAAGGATGCATTTTGGAAATGTCTGAAACAGTATATCAGTAAAACGATAATCTTATTAACTATTTTATTCATATTATTACAAATTTCAGGAGGAAAAGAAATGATGGCAATGTTATGGGCACAGCAGATTATGTTAGGAAAGAAAACTTATTCACAGGTACCGAGACTTTTAAAGGACAAGGTAAAAGAGGTCCTGATTGATTCCGGAGCAGAAGATCTGGTAACAGAAGACAAGCAGTAGAGGTGAAGCGTAGATGGCAGTAAAAACAGCTCAATATATATTTAATGGTCAGGCATACAATCTGACCTATAATTCGACCTCCGGGAAATGGGAAGCTACGGTTACAGCTCCAAGTAAGTCGAGCTATAATCAGCCGGATCATGTTCTTGGCGGAACAGTAAAGGCTACAGATGAGGCCGGCAATACTGCCACGGTAGATCAGAGTCATGCTACTCTCGGCGCATCACTTAAACTCCGTGTAAAAGAAAAGACAGCACCGACTATCACGATCACGTCTCCGTCTGCAGGAGCTTATATCACAAATACAACTCCGACTATCGAATTCCAGGTAAAAGATACAGACTCCGGAGTAAATGCAGGAACAATAGCAGTCACAGTTGATGGTACAGTCGTATCGACGGTAACAAAGACTGCTATTGACGGTGGATATAAGTGCACATGCACATCACCGACGTTAAAAGATGGATCACATACGATTTCGGTCAAAGCATCCGACAACGATGGTAATGCAGCTGCAGCTAAGACAGCAACATTTACAGTTGATACAGTGCCTCCGACACTGCAGATCACAGCTCCATCAGATAACCTTATAACCAACAAGAAGACAGTAACGGTAAGTGGTAAAACAGATGACGTATCATCTAAGCCAGTTACAGTAACGGTAAATGGAGCAACTGTAACGGTCGGAACAGACGGAACATTTACTAAGGACGTGACTCTTGCTGAGGGTGCAAACACCATCACAATCGTAGCTAAAGACAAAGCCGGAAAGACTACTACAGTCACACGTAAGGTTACTGTCGATACGTCAGCTCCGGTAATTAAGTCAGTGACTCTTACTCCGAATCCAGTAGACTGCGGAAAGACATTCATTATTGCAGTCGAGATTACCGACTAGGCGGTGCGCCTATGGTAGTAAAGGTAAGCGGTAAGATAGATGGAAAAGAAGTAATATTCGAGAGAGATGAAGGGGACCGGTGGAATGCCACGGTCCCTTATGATTTAGATGGAATGTATGTGGTGGAGTTGACGGCAGAAAATGATGCAGGCAATATTGCATACTGCACGAAGATGCTGTTGATTGTTGATCCGGCTACTCTATGCGTAAGACTTGTTCCACTTGATTATATGGTGGAAATTGTTCCGGAAGACTGTAAGGTTACAGTTATTCCGGAAGATTATGCTGTAGAGGCAGTTCCGGAGCAGTATCAAGTTATCGCAGAGCCAGATCCGCTCTTTGTGGAGGTAATTTATCCGATACACGGAAGGGGGTGTTGTTGTGAATAAAATTAGATTTATCCTGGGCGAAGACAAGCACGTTAAGCTATTGGTGCGAAGTCCTAACGATGAGCCATTTACGATTCTGACAGCATCTTATGAGCTGGCACGTTATACAGACATCGTGGTGCAAGGAGAGTGTGATATCAATGGTCATTATCTCGATTGCAAGATTGCTCCAAAAGAAAAAGGAACACATATATTGGAAGTAACGTATGCGGTTGCGGATTCAATCAGGAAGGCAAGGATAGAAGTAGAGGTGGTTTAATGCTTAAAATTACAGATGTGAAATTAAGTAAAAATACGGTTGCGACCGGGGAGAAATTTACGATTTCTGTACAGATCCAGGAAACGGTTGATTATCCGTATGACTATCCATACGATTATCCGATATCTTATACCGGAACAGCGAAGCCGGTAAATTCATAAAGAAAGAATGAGGAATATGAAAGTGGAACAGGCAAACTATATCAAAGCAATTTTTACAGCAGTATTTGCATTCCTGTCGGCACTCCTTGGAGTGCTTGCAGTGCCGGTGATCCTGCTGGTGGCATGTAATCTGATCGATTATGCGACCGGACTTATGGCAAGCAAATACAGAGCAGAGGATATCAACTCTTATAAAAGCATCCGTGGAATCTTTAAAAAGGTATCTATGTGGCTGCTGGTAGTTGTGGGAGCGATTATTGATGAAATGCTTCTATATGCATCAACTTCAATTGGTTGGAAGTCACCAGTCACATTTCTGGTGGCATGTGTCGTGGCAATGTGGCTGATCTGCAATGAGATTATCAGTATTTTAGAAAATATTCAGGACATGGGAGTGAATATCCCGGCATTTATGCAGCCGCTTGTGAAACACATCCGATCGCAGGTAGAAGATCAGGTGAAAGTAGATAATGATTCAGAGGGCGAATAGTTGCCCTCTTTTTGAAAGGAGAAACATTATGGCAATGAATGGAATTGATATTGCAAGTTACCAGACAGGGATTGACCTCACAGTCGTACCGTGCGACTTCGTGATCGTAAAGGCAACAGAGGGAACTGGTTATGTAAACCCGGATTATGAGAGAGCCTATGCACAGGCGAAAGCAGCAGGCAAATGCTTGGGTATTTATCACTATGCATCTGGTGGAAACGTACAGGCAGAGGCAGACCATTTCTTAAAACAGGTTGGAAATCGTGTGGGAGAAGCGATTCTTATCTTAGACTGGGAATCATACACGAATCCGGCATTTGGCACAAATGATCATGCCTGGGTGAAGTCATGGTG